GCCAATGGAAACTCAAACGGAATACCAAACATTGAATGCGGAGGATATCCGAAACATGACAATGGATCAGTATGTTAAAATGCGAGACAGGCTTTTAAGTTCACGACCTAAAGGTCGTTTTTAGTTAATTATCCATTAGCCATTAAGGAGTAACTCATGGCATTTCCAGCACCAACAGGCGGTGCGATTACTGCAACAGCGAACATTAGTTCAACTGGTTACAGTAGCGACACCGCTCTATCCCCAGCAATTCAAACTATCTGGTCCAAGGAAATCTTGTTCCAGGCAATGCCTGTTCTGCGCTTTGAGCAGTTCGCAGTGAAGAAGACCGAACTTGGTGTACAGCCTGGTTTGACCATCAACTTCATGCGTTACAGCAACCTTGCAGTAGACCAGGCCGAAGGAGCAACCCTTGATGAAGGTGTGCGTATGGAGCCAGTTGCTCTGTCAGCATCACAGATTCAAATCACCGTTGGTGAACAAGGTCAGGCTCTTGCAGTTACTGAGTTGCTCCTTAACGCATCATTTGATGACGTTATGGCATCGTCAAGCCGCTTGCTTGGTCGTCACATGGCACAGTCTATGGACATTCAGGCTCGCAACACCTTGTACAAGACCGCAATCCCATTCGGTGGCGGTGCAGCAGTACCACCAAACGTAGTGTTTGGTCGCAAGACACTTGGTTCAACTCGTGGTTCAATCGCCCCATACGATGGTGGTGTATTGGGTGACGCAAGCAACCCAGGTTACCTCTCACCTGCAACCATTAAGGATGCAGTTGAAATTCTTGCTGGTCAGAACATCCCACGTCTTGGCGACACTTATGTTTGCTTCGTTCACCCATCACAGAGCCGTGCGCTCCGTGACTGGCCTGAATTCATTGAAGTAACCAAGTACGCTGCACCTGGCAACTTCATGCTTGGTGAAATTGGTCGTCTGTATGACGTAGTATTCATTGAAACCACACAGGTTGCAAAGAACACAGGTCCAGCAGACATTGACAACTCAGCATCGGGTACGCAAGCAATGAACGCAGACTCGTACAACGCAATCATGATTGGAGACAACGCATTTGGACATGCAATCGCATTGCCAGTTGAACTCCGTGACGGTGGCGTAATTGACTTCGGTCGTGAGCATGGACTTGCTTGGTACGCAATTTGGGGCTTCGGCATGATCACGCATGAATCACGTGTATTGTTGAACACCAAGGGCGGATCAATTTCCTCCTCGTAATTAAGTCAACTAGTATTGGGGGGTCGGGGTAAAACCCGACTCCCCCAACCCCTTTCAATTGGAGAATAAAATGGCAGCACGTAAGAAATCAGTAGTTCAAGAATTTGTAGAGCAAGAAGAAGATGTTCTTTTTGTTTCGGAAATCCCTGATACAGAAGTAAAAGAAACCTCATTAAAGAGCAGTGAAGTTAGCGCTCGTGTTAAAGGTTCTTGGACAATGTTTTGGGGTCAAGACACTTGGATCTTTAATGACGGTCATCGTTATAAACTTCCTCGTGGATTGTTTGAATACCTAAAGAAGAACGGCAACATCTACGACACCCTCTGAGGTTTAAATGGCTGGATTTACAGTACCTAATGCAAGCGAGTACGGAGTAACAATCCAGAGCCTTGATCAAGCAGAACCAGATTCTCTTGATTTTAAAATCCTTGGTAATCACAACTACGGTGTACTTTCTGGTGCAGACATTACTGTCTATTCAGCAGACAACGGTTCTGCTGCGTTAACTGCTTCATATGTTTATGTAAATAATCATTACGGGTATGTGTCAGCAAGCACCGTAGTTTTTGATGCCCCTGAAGCAGATGCAAGATTTGACATACTTGTTGTAACCCGTATTGATGCAAACACTTTCCAATATGGTGTAGTTAAAGGAACGGCTAGTTCAACTAACCCAATCTTCCCAACACTTTCATCTAGCCAACTTCCTTTGTATGCAATCTACAGGAAGTCTGGTTTAACACTTAATACATTGAGTGTTGTTGATAAGCGCATGTTCTTAAACATGGCACATAGAACTGGTACTGGTATCCCATCTGAAGCAGCAGATCAAGGTGACTTGTACATTCGTACAGGTACAGCACCTGCAACTGAACAATCATCGTTATACGTATACGTAGATAGCGCTTGGCAAAACCTTGCTAAGTATGAAGGAGTACGTGAAGATCCACTTCACCCATTTTTGTTTGCAGGTATCTAATGGCTGCAAGAGAGCCTTACGTATCAGAGTTACCTAAACCTGCTGGTTCTGTATTAGACATTACAAGAATTCGTAGAGTTCACATCCCACGTTTTCGTGAACAACAACCTGCGATTGGTCAAGACTTGCAGAAGACAGTTCCTGGCACAGGCTCTGCGGATCAATAGTAAACTTTATCTATGTACGCTAACTACACTCAAGAAACAATGGATAAAATTACGAGAATTGCTCGTACGTTCCTTCGTGATTACCCTAAATTCTTTCAAGTATCTTTTGATGCCATTGGTCGTACTTACGAACTGGGTAGCCCAAACATCCAGGCTGAAAGCCTATGGGTGGCTACATACACATCAGGAAATGACCCTGTAGAAGTTACCTCAAATACTAGTGCATCAACCTATTATTCGTTGGATGAACGTAACGGTATTCTTCGTTTTAACCGCTCACTTCCAGCAAATACAAAGGTAATGGTTGAAGGGTATTACTTTGAATGGGTACTCCCTAAAGACCTTGAGTATTTTGCTGCACATGCTATTGAGCAGCACACCTACAACATTGATGTTCACTTAGAGAACTTTACGCCAATTATTTATGACACCATTGGAATGGCTACTGTGGTTGAAACCTTATGGGGTTTGCTTACTGAATACAGCCGTGACATTGACGTAACGACTTCAGAGTCCGTGCATATCCCTGCCAGCCAGCGTTTCCGAATGGTTCAATCCATGTTGGATTATTGGACCCGTAACTATCAGCAGCAGGCTCGTGCTCTAAACATCGGTCTTGAGCGTATTGAGATCATGAATCTTCGCCGTGTATCTCGTACAACTGGATACCTTGTACCTATCTACCGTGCTCGTGAACTTGGCGACATGAACCCACTTGAGCGTCAATGGCCTGAAATTAATCATGGAGATATTGTTATTGAAGATACTCAAGAACCTATGCGTGAAAACGTATACCTTGAACTAGAACCTCCACAGGGGAATTCAACCGCAGCAGTCGTTGGCTGGTAACTCATGGACTCCCGTAGAGAACTTGGGCAAATACGAAAGCATTATCGGCAATACCACCGCCATGTAGGTGAGCACATCACCTGGTTTGAGTTTATTGACTTTGAATCTGGAAGCACTATTGACGATATCTATGACGAAGGAAATGCTGGAGCAGGTGGAAAGACTTACGCAAAAGGGATAACCCTTCCTGTACTTATGGTTACAGAAACTGAAGACACCAAGAGAGCAATCCCTGAAGGTCGCCAGCCTGTTCAAATTGTAAACGCCGTATTGTCTATTCAAGATGCTCGTGATGCTGGTCTAACTAATCCATTTGAATACCAAAACCATTTAAATGACATGTTCTTTTATGATGGTCGTTATTACGCAGTGTCAATGTACCGAGTAAGAGGTCGTGCATCTGATGATGTGTTAATTGTTGTTGAAGGCATTGAAGTTTATATTGATCAAGAAATGCCATTTGATCCAGGTCCAGGGGAGATGTCAGTCAATGACCTTCCTTGGCCTTCAGCACTCCCTACATTCCTGGTAAACTAATAAAGCATGCCGTGCGGCATGCAAACATCGCCTAGAACTAAGGAGTGCCTATGGCTGGCAAACCTAAAACCAAGATTAACCTTAGTTCTGCTACGCATAAGTACGTTCAGGGAACCGCTTCACCCATTGCTTTTTACGGTGATTTAATGCTAAACCTAGAAGAATACCTAGGCGAGATTGTAAACCGAGCAGTTGAGGCTGAAGTCAAGGTAGCCAAAGAAGCCTTGATCACCGATGAAGCCCAGTATGCTGAATTAGTAAATGACTTTAATATCACTTACAACAAATCAGATAAAACCTTCTCCTATAAGGTAACTGGAGAATCTAGACAAAAAGCCACGGCTTTAGAGTTCGGCCCCCCTGCTAGGTCAATACTGCGTAAACAATGCATTCAAGGTGCTGCCCGTTTGACCAAGCGCATCAACAAAGACCTAGATAAACTCACAGGAACAAACGGCGGAATATGAGAACTGGTTTTCTCCTTGCCGAAGACGAGGCTATTAAACTTCGTTTTAGTGGCTTATACGTAACCGATGATCGTAATGCTCGCCGCCCAGTAAAGGTTTTCTTCCGATACCCAGAAGGGGAAACAGAGCGAGAATACCCATTTGTCACTATTGAACTTATTGACGTTCTTCACGCTACCGAGCGTCAGCATTCTGATGTCCTTATCTACGCAGACACCACAGAAAGCGACATGTTCGTAGACCACCCAGCATTCTTTGACTACTGGCCTAGCGAGGCTGATCACATTTCAGCAAGTGCTACCTCTGCATCGGCTGGGCAGTTTGTTATAGCAGATGATTTCATCCCCGTAGACTTACTCTACCAGGTGTCTATTTATTCACGTTCTGCCCTACATGACCGTCAGTTATCTGCTGGGATCATGTCTAGGGTTGCCCCATTTCGTTGGAACTCTATCCAAATACAAGCAGACAATACGGTTCGCCGTTTTGACCTACTTGACTGGACCAACGCAGACTTACTGGATATGGAGTCGGGTTACCGAAAGCGCATATTCCGTAAGGTATTAACTCTCAAGATGTCAGCAGAGATCACGCATCTAACGCTTGATCAACTGCAAGGAACTCAATCCGTGCAAGAAATTAGTAGTACAATTATCCCTCAGACCTATGTTTTTAACCCGTAAGTTTTTTTAATTCCCTCTAACTTTTAGGAGCAATAATGGCATACGAACGCCCAGGAGTATACGTACAGGAAGGTACGTTTGCAACTAACATTCAAACAACCAACGGACCAACTGCTGCTGCATTTGTTGGTCTTGCAGACCGTGGTCCGACCACCCCAACACTGATTACGTCATGGAACCAGTACACAAGTTTGTTCGGTGATTTGAGCAATGCCTATGATCTAGGTTACGCCGTTTACCACTACTTCGCTAACGGTGGTCAAACTGCATACGTTACTCGTGTTATTGACGCAACCGCAACAATTGCACAGAGTGCATTGACTGCCACGCCAACTGGTGGAAGTCTTGGAAACCTTGTTCTGTTGGTAACTAAATCAGCAGGTTCATGGGGTAACGACCTAACTGTTGATTACACCTTTGATCCAGAAACATTAACTACTCCAGAAACAACCCCAAAGGTCACCAAGAATTCGTTGTTTACCCTTACTGTAAAGTTGGACAGTGTTGAAGTAGAACGCTGGAACAACCTGTCCGTTGATCCAGAAAATGTTCGGTACATTGATACAGTTCTTGATCTTTACTCATCATACGTAAGTGCATCAACAGTAGCAACTGTTGCTGCTGGAGCCGCCCTTACCGTAACTGGGATTGCTGCTAACGATTATGTTGCAACAACATCCTTTACAAACGGTTCTGAGGGTGCAGGCTCAATTGATGCAACTGACTGGGAAAACGCTGTTGAGTCTCATGAAACAATTACATCTGGACTATTGTTTAACTTGGTAGGTCAAACCTCATCAACAATTATTAACAATGCCATTACGGTAATGCAAACACGTGGAAACTCAATGCTTATTGTTGACACCCCACTCACCGCTACAACAGCAGATCAATTGCAGAGTGCTGTATCGGGATACACCAAGTCAAGTTACGCAGCAGTTTACGGACCAGCACTTAAGATGTTTGATCCTAAGAAAACTGGTGCTGCTGCAATCCGCAACACCTATGCTGGTGGTGCAGTAGTTGGTGCAATGGTTCGCTCAGAGATCGCCCGTGGTGTTTCAAAAGCACCTGCTGGTTACTCATTGGACATCCGTAACGTATACGGTCTTGTTGGAAACCTCACCGAAACTCAGCAAGGAACTGTTTACAAGGAAAGTCAAATTAACTTGTTTAACGTAGTACCTGGTGTTGGTGTAATCATCAACGGTTCACGTACTCTTGCCCGTAACACTTCTGAAAAGTACATCACGGTTCGCCGTTCGTTGAACTACCTTAAGGATGCTGTTAAGGCTAAGACACAGTTTGCTTTGTTTGAGCCAAACGATCAGCGTTTGTGGTCAGACATCACTGTTCGTGTTTCGGCTCTTCTTACCACCTTCTGGGGAACTGGGGGTCTTAAAGGTAAGACGACTAGCGAAGCATTCTACGTAATTTGTAACTCAACAAACAACACGCAAGCAGATATTGAAGACGGAAAAGTAAACGTAACTATCGGAGTCGCTTTGCAGTCTCCTGCTGAATTCATTGTAATTACTATCAGTCAGTGGACTGGTGGTTCATCCGTAACTACTAACGCCTAGGAGAAATCATGGCATTACAAGCAAAAACAACACGCACTGATCCACTACGTAACTTTAAGTTCACTGTTAACTTTGTTCCGTTGGATGACCGACTCAAGCAGTTGGTAACTGGTATTGGTGACCTAGGATTCGCTTCAATGGGCGGTCTTGCCGTTAACAACGAAGTAATCCCTTACCGTGAGGGTGGTATGAATACACACACCCACAAGATGATCGGTCTTACTGACTTCCCACCAGTATCATTTGCACGAGGTGCGTTTGCTAACCAAGATGCTCTTTGGAAATGGCAAAAGTTCATGCATGCATGGGTTAGCGGTGGTGTAGGCGGATTTGATGGTGGATCAATTGGTGATGACGCTAATTACCGTTGCAACATCATTGTAAAGATTTACGATCACCCATTTACTGGTCAAGTACAAGGTGGAGACACCAACTACTCGTACGACAGTGGCGATGGTGGCTCAGTAAACATTAAGCCAGGAAACGTAAAGTTGGCTTACAAATTGTTCAACGCATGGCCTGGAACGTATGCACTCAGCGACCTCAACGCTGGTGACAACGGAATCATGGTACAGTCAATGGTTATGCACCACGAAGGTTTCCATGTTGCATGGAAGCAAGATGAGATTGCAAATATTGACGCATATAACTAAATAACATATTTAATAACTAGGAGAATAAATGTCTACACAATCGGAAGCAGCAGCAGTAAACGCCGCAATGACGGACCCAGTTCCACGGATTGAGAACGCCCCTGAAACGACCATTGAGTTGTTCAGGGGTGTTCAAAACCCTGAAACTAAGGAGTGGGAAACACTCGCTACAGTAAAAGAACTTACTGGTGAAGACGAGGAAGCCCTTGCTTCAATGGAGTCCGATGATGACTATTTGTACGCTAAGTACATGTCAGCATTGCTTAAGCGCAGTGTTGCCAGTATTGGAAACATCAAAGTTGAAGATAACCCATCGGTTATTGACAACCTAATTATTGGTGACCGAGACATGTTGTTCTTGGCTACGGTAAAAGCAACGTACGGTGAAAACCGTGAGTACCAAATGTTTTGCCCACATTGTGAAAAGTCAAACGATGTCCATATCAATGTTTCTGAATTCCCAATTAAACAAGGATCAAATTCAGTACGTGACGGTGTAACCGTTGTTATGCGTGACGGGACATCACAAAGTTTCCGATTGGTTTCTGGTGCAGATACACAATATGTAAGCGTTAAGGCTAAGACAGTACCTGAGCAAAATACCATTCTTATTTCCCGTTGTGCCGTTTGGGAAGACGGTAGCAAGCCAGCAAACCCATTGGCTTGGGCAAAAAAGTTAGGTATGAAAGACCGAGCAAAGATTATTGAAGCCCTATTAGAAGCACAACCTGGCCCAGAAATCAAGGAGGTGGAAGCCCACTGCGCCCATTGCGAAAAGCAATTCCCTGTAATGCTCAACTGGGCCTCACTTCTATTCGGCTAATTTAGTAGTAACATATTGGGAATACGATTCAATTGCATCTGTCTACAAGGGCTTCTCGCTCAACGATATAAAAACGATGACTGTAAGGCAAAGAACTTACTGGTCAGCAATGAGTAGATGGCGTAAACAGGAGTCGTAATGGCTGAAAATGATTTAACTGGAGGGCGAGGGTCAATCCCACGAGGCAGCGCTGCTGCCGATATTCGTGCTCGCTTTAAAATAGACAACCAGTCTTTAAAGGAAATGTCTACAAACGTAAAAGATATTAAATCATCTTTTATGTATTTGAATCAAAACCTTGCTTCAATTAACACTAAGTTAGATACTACTTACAGAACACTTGCCAAGATTGCAGGACTAAACCTTTCAAACCTTTCAGGTGGTGCTGCTGCTGGTGGGGGTAAGACTCAATACAGTGCTGTTGTAAACCCATTTCTAAACAACACCAGCGCAAACGCAATCTCTGCTCCACAAATTTATGCTCCACGAAATACGTTTGTACTTCCATCTCCAGCAGGCCCTAGTGGTGGTGGATACGGTGGGGTAGATGACGGACCAGTGCGTGGTTCTGGAGCATTTGCTGGACTAACCCAAATACTATCAACAGCACTACAAGCAATGGATGCTCGCACTAACTCTGGTTATGCAAAAGCACAAAGCGCTGACAAGTTGGGTGTTTATTATCAGCAAGTAATGGGTATTAGTCAACAACAATACCAATCCCAAGTTCGTCAACCAATGACTGGAAGAATGCTTGGTGAAGGTGGGATTAACACACTACTTGCACTTCAAGCACAAACTGGTATTAACGCCCAACAAAACGTGGCTGGAGTTGAAGGTCTTCGTGCGTTGTCTGGGTTCTCACTAAGCACAGGTGACATTGCAGGTATGGCTCAAAACCTTGGCTCTGCACAAACCAACAACCGCATGACCATGATGCTTGGTACTGGTCTTTATGGACCTGGTGGTAAACAGCGTTCAATAGACCAAGTTGTAAAAGACATTGCAAGAAACTCTGGTTTGCTTTCTAACCCTACGTTAGTTAAAGGCGCAAGGCAGAGCGGTTCGGTAACACGTACTCGTTTGTCTGCAATGGGTGTTAGTGAAGACATTCAAAACTTGGTATTTGATTATGCTGAAGGAAATAACACCTACCGCAGTAAAGGTGGAAAGGGTGACTACGACCCATCAAGCGCCGCCCAACGTAAGTTGATGGGCATTGAGGATAACTTTGCTACTCAAGCAGAGAAGACCACAATGGTTAAAGATAAGCGTGATGAGCAGTTTTATAAAGATCAGGCTGATAACTACGCCAAAATGGAAAAGGGTATTCAAGCAACAACAAAAGCATTGGCAGATTTTGAACACAAACTCCGTGGAATAGTTGGTGTTGGAATTAGTACTAAAGGTGGACTAGCACGAAAAGGAATTGGCGCTGCCATGATGCTTGGTGGTGGTATTGCTTCAATGACTGGTGCTGGCGCAGCCTTTGGTGTCCCACTAATGATGCTTGGTGGACAACTGGCTATGGGTGACGGAAGCATGCCTGCTGGTAACACGATGGTTCCAACATATGGAAAGAGCCGAATCTCGTTTAACCAAATGCAGAATAGCGGTACTGTACGAGGATTGAACTCTAAGTTTAGGGATCGTTTGTTCCAAATGATTGCAGACAACCCAAACGTAGGTATTGGTCAGGGTTCTCGTTCTGAATCAGAACAGCGTCAGTTGTTTCTTTCACGATATAAGAAAGATCCTAACGGTGAAGTTAATTGGGAAGGTGAAAACTGGAAGCGTGTATCTGGTGCTCCTGCAACCCCACCAGGACACTCCATGCACGAAATTGGTCTTGCTGCTGACCTTGTAGGTGATCTTGATTGGGTACAAGAAAATGCTGGAAGGTATGGTCTTAAAACATTTGGTGGTGTCAACGGTGAGCCTTGGCACGTACAGCCAGCAGAACTTCCTAACTCACGATTTGATTATGAAAAAGGTGGCGCTCAATGGGGTATGCCTGCTGGTTCTTCCCGTGGTGCTGTAGCAATAGATAACGCTACAGGACAGCCAATCGGCTCTGATGTTGTTGGAGATAAATACCAATCACAAAGTGTTTCAAATAAACCAACAACCTATGATGCATATCAAGGACTTGGTACTGTTGAGCAAATGAGTGTTCTCCAAAGTAGAAATCAAGTAACTAGTGTTAGTACTAAGTACTCAAAGTATTCGGGAAACACTAATGTTGATTCAACATTACAAACTAACCAAACAAGTTATACCCTTTCTGCTGGTGCAATAAAGGGAGAAGACCTTGCAAAACTTTTGTATAAGCGAGGATTTCGTGGCGACCACCTAGTAAACATGCTTGCTATTGCTGGTCGTGAATCTAATTGGAGGCCAGGAGCACACAACGGAAAACCTCCAGATAACTCGTATGGTCTTTTCCAAATCAACATGCTTGGAAAACTTGGGCCTGATCGTCTAAAGAAATTTAATATTAGCAAGTACGAAGATTTGTTTGATCCAGAAACAAACATAAAAGCAGCATGGATTCTTAGTGGTGGTGTTAGTAAAAACCTAGCGCCTTGGGGTATTAAAGGTGATGCTTTAGCCAAAACTGGTGATTGGATGCCACGAGCACAGGCTGCCGCAAAGTCTGCTGGTGTTGATAAAGGTGACCCTATGCCAATGGGAGCACCAACTCGCTCTGGTTCAACCAATGTTGCAGTAGGTGGAGATACCCACATAAGTATTGCCCCAGTAATTAACTTAACTGGTGGTGGTGGTTCAGAAAGAGATGCACGTAAATTGTCCGAACATCTCATCAAGATGGTTGAAACAGAACTTAAAAAACAAGCAATGAGGACTAACTAATGTCTGACAATCAAAAAGCAATTGATGCACAAGCAGCACGTTGGGCATCCATCGCTGCAAAAGCACAAGGTAAAGGTCCTGCCGCAATTAAGGCTGCTGGTAAGGTCACATCACCATCGCCACCACCCTCTGCTGGTGTTAAAAGTGATATCAAATGGGGAGAACAGGCTACTGAAGATACACAATATTCAAAGAAAAATCCCCCATTCATATACCCAACACCAGCAGAGCGTATTGCTACCTTAAATGACAGCAATACAGATTCAACAAAACTTGGAATTAAACGTGGGTATATTCGTAGACTTACTGAGTACTACAACCATGTAAAAGGTTCTCCAACCTTAGACACCTTGCGTTGCAACTTTCAATTCAACCCACAAACAATTAGTCGCAGTGTTCAAGCAAACTACGACATGCAGTTCTTTTTTAACCAAAGCCCAGACCAACTTGCTCAACCTATTCCTGGTCAATCAACATTCTCAATTGAATTGCTATTTAACCGTGAAGCAGAAGTTGCTACAAATATGTACCGTGGGGAAGATGGGAAGTTACTTAAAGGTAATTCTTACGAAACCAGTAACATTGCAACTAATCCAGCAGCCTACATTACAGAACAGTATGATCCAAAATGGGTTACCGAAATAGGTGTTCTTGCAGACCTTAAAATTCTTGATGACATTATTGGTCAAGGTATAGCACAAGACTTAATTGAAAATGCATCAGCATTTAAAACTACCTCAACTGGTAATAGCACTACAGGAAAAGATGAAACAGATACATCAAGCACTGATGCTGCGTCAGGATTTAATTCTGCAAAATTAGGACCGTTTGCTTCAAACATGGGTAACAAAGCGTTCTTGGTTCCAACACCTATTCGTTTATTGATATCTGAATTGTTTATGATTGAAGGCTTTGTAATGAGTAGCCAGGTCGTATTTAACAAGTTCACACCAAACATGGTTCCTACTCAGGCTCTTGTAGGTTTGCAAATACAAGCACTGTACTTTGGCTTTGCCCAAAAGAATACGTTCTTGTCAACACTGGATGTTTCATCAGACCCAGGGACTGGTGCTCCAGTTGTTACTGGGACACAGACAGCAGCAGACAAAGCAATTGTTGCCCAAACCCAACAAGGAATGGAAAACTTCTTTAGAACAGTTTATTGGCAAGAAGGAAAAAATGGACCTAGAAGTCTGATTGACTCAATCTTTAACAATGCAAAGAATGACCAAATCTTTAACTTCACTTCTGAAGTTTCACAAAAAGGACATGACTTCTACCAAGCAGCAACTGCAAAAGGTAAAACTGGTGGTGGATTATCAATTACTTTTTCTGGAAGAATAAAGATTTGGTGGCATTCTTACGTAGATGGTGCTTCAAACTCTAGGTCAACAATTCCAACAAGTGCTGGTGGTAGTTGGACATACAAAACTGGTGCTCCACCACCAGCAGCAACTGGTGGCATATCACTATCGTCTTGGGGTACGTCTAGTTCTCCATTTACATTAAGTTGTCAAGACTTTCATACAAAATATGATGTAAGTAATACCTTCTCAGACACTTGTTATTTTGGTTTGGCAAGTGATGATGATTACGAAGCGCACTATAAATGGGAACGCCCAATTGCTAACTTGCCAATACCATTTAACCAAGACAAGTTTAATGTTGATCTTGAAATAAACATTAAAGTAACACGTGGTGGTCAAACCTTATACGCTCCACAAAAAATAGTTAAGTCATACAGGGGTCTTGAGGCAGGGGATGAGCGACTATGGGAATCAGTGTCGTTGTCCCCTGCGTACCTTGAAAAGAAAAGGATTAACTGATGATTACAGTTCTTTCTCGCTATACCTACGCAGATGTCAACTTAAATGGATTGCGTACTGCTGAACGTAAAGAAGTCCGTGATGTCTATGTTCAAAAGTACACAGTAAGAATGAAAGACACAATTGAATCTATTGCAGCAGAAATCTATGGTGATTCATCATTGTGGTGGAGAATCGCAGACCTTAATCCACAAGTACAATTTCCTTTAGATTTAGAACCAGGGATGGTTATCCGTATTCCGCAATGATTAGAAGGGATGCGTATAAAGATGCCCCAATCATTGAGATTGAAGTGGTTGGCGGAACAGTACCAGTTGCTGACGTTGTTTCTACAGAAATTGTTTTCTCTGAAAACAAACACGATATGGCTACCTTAACTTATTCAGGGTTTCCTCCACAGGCTGTAACTGCGTACTCAGGATTACCTGTATACATTAAGTTTGGAAATAACGAAGCAAACATTAAAGAGTTTCATGGGTATGTTGCCTACGTTGAGGCTAACTCATATACACGTATGGGCCTTGTAAACGACTCACGCATTCAAGAAGCAAAAGTGGTTTGCTTTGGTGTTAGTTATAACATGAAGCCAACTAGGTCTGTTGTTTATAAAGATATTACTTTGCCTAAGTTAGTTAAAACTATTGCCAACCGATATAACTTTTCTTACTCAGTACCAAACAATAACTTTGTAATTCCATCAATAGATCAATCTTCTAAATCAGATTGGGAAGTTCTTGTAAGTACAGCAAAGCAACTTGGTTATTACGTCACAGTTACTGATACACATATATCTGTATACGACCCTTTTTCTTCGTATTATCGTTCCTTGCCAGTCACTATTTTAAATTCATTAGAAGCAGACAAAGGTTCAGAACGAAACCCAGGAAACATTTTGGAGTTTAAAGGAACATTTGGTGATGTTACACCACACGGTTCTAGCCATAACTATGTTATAAAAACACTAGATGCAAAAGGAAAGAATGTTGAGTATTCAACTAAAAACAATGTTGGAAGTGGCTTAGGTAAAAAAGTAAACCGTAGGTTTACTCAAGAAGTAACCATGAACGCTGTATCTAAAGAAGCGTTGCGACAATACGCAGACGGATACATAAAACAATCCGTTCCTCTACATGCTGATGTTACTGCACTGGGTATTTCTACAGTATTCCCTGGGTCACTTGTTATTGTTAATAAATACCAATCGGAATTTGATGGTTACTGGTTTGTAGAAGAAGTAAGGCATGTAATAAACACTGATCATTACTTAACACATTTACATATAAAAACAGATTCAACTAACGCTGCTTCTATGACCCTTGGTTCTGGAAAAACGTATAAAAAACATCCAGGGTCACGATTGGTTAATAACACATGGATAACCCAAAAGGAATTTTCTTATGTCTACTAATTTGTACCGTGCTGTAGTTGCGTATTCAAATGCAAGTACTGGAGAAATAAAAGTCCGTATACCTTCAAAGTTTGGACCAGATGTAACTGTTCCAATCTCGTATTACGGTAGGTCAGCACCTTGGGATGTACCAGCAGTTGGTGACCAAGTTGTAGTTGGCGCAGATGACGAACACTTTACAAACGTATTTATTATTAATATAAAACCGACAGGATAGTTATGATTATTAAAGAACCATTTTCAATAGCACCCTCTGGAAAAATTGCAGTAGTTACTGAGGCATCGTCTGTTACCTCACAAAAGGTAGCAAACTATATATTGACAAACACATATGAACGACCTATGTCATCTGCTTATGGTGCTAACAGTCAAATGCTTGTATATGAAAACTTTGATTCAATGATATTTTCTGAATTTAAAATGGAGACATTACGAGAATTACAAAAGCATATTTCTGGGGCAGCGATACTTGATATGCGTATGATCCCTGGTGGGTACTCTGAGCGTAATGGCTCAAACGAGAACACAATGCTTATTGATGTACAGTATAAATTGCCAATTGGTGGGGTGCGAAGTACCCAAATAGACCTTGTATCCCCCCTTTCATTGACTGAGGAAAGCCCATTATGACCACATTTGATTACACAAGCCGAGATTACTTCTCAATTAAAACTGACCTTTTGGCACGTGCTGAACAAGTTCTACCAGAATGGACATCCCGTGATTCATCTGACTTCGGTATGTTACTTGTAGACCTTTGGGCTTATATGGGAGACATTCTTCATTACTATATTGATCGTGCTGCTCAAGAATCGTTCTTAGAAACAGCAACACAACGTGAAAGTATTTTGGCAATTGCTAACTTGTTGGACTACACACCAGCAGGTAGGACCGCAGCAGCGACAAACATTGTTTTAGACGCAACAAATTCTTCGGCCACAGACGCTACCCCCATCCTCATACCAAAGTACACACGGTTTTTGGCTAAACCACTGTTGGATACTGCTGACGATGTTGTGTTTACATCTGATACTGCTATTGCGTTTAACTCAACTGGTGCTGCTATATCTGGGTATGCAACATACCAAAAAACAGAACCAGTAAATCTAAACCTTACTGAAGGCGAGTTATTTGAGGAATCATTTACCAGTGATGGTCGGGTATCACAACAATACACATTGTCATACACGGGTGTAATTGATTCTTCGGTTGAGGTATACATTGCTGAAGGAACTAACGGCGCTGAAGTAACTTATAGCAAAGTTGATCGTTTAATTGAGGCAACAAACTCAGACTTAGTATTTGCTGTATCTCTTGCTGCTGATGATTCATCCACAATTGTATTCGGTAACTCAGTACACGGAAAAATCCCAACCACAAACGCACTTGTTCGTATTGTGTACAGGCGTAGTCGTGGTGCTGCTGGAAACGTAGACGTAAACGCTGTACAAGGTTTTGAATCACTTAACAACATTTATGGACCTACCTATGATGGTATTGAAATTACTCCAAACACAACTAAAGCATTTGGTGGTTCTGATAGTGAAAGCATTGCATCACTTCAAAATAACATCCCAGCATCGTTCCGTTCACAAGACCGTGCTGTGTCCTTAAACGACTACAGCGATTTAACTCTTCGTGTTCCTAGCGTTGTAAAAGCAACTGCTTCTGTGAGTGCAAGTGTTTCCTACCAGGGTCTTATTACGTCTAAACAAATTACTAATGACTATGTAATTCTTAAGACAGCATCAGCACATGGACTTACAGTTTCTAATATTATTGGCGTTTCTGGGTTAGGAGAACCATACGATGGTTCTTTCCAACTAACTACGGCATCAGCAACAACATTGGCTTATGCAATAGATGATGGGTACTCAAACACCGCATCTATTGCAGTTAACTCTGCTACTGCTTTATGGCGTAACGACAACATTAGAATATACGCACTCACTGACCAAGCAATTTATGACGGAACACTAGATGTATCACCAACAACATCACCACTTTATGTAGATGCGTTTACTCGTACGCAAGTATATGACTACATCAATCCACGTCAAATGATTGGTGTTAACTCTGTAGTTATGCCAACAGTAACTTTAACACCTGTAAATATTGACATTACATTAAACGTAATGCCAACATATGTTAAACAAAGCGTTGAAGATGATGTAACAAACGCAATTAAAGATTTGTTCTCTTTTTCAAATGTTTCATTTGACCAGGTGGTAACTTTAGGAACTTTGTATAGGACAATACTTGATGTATCTGGAGTTGATTACGTAACCATTAATCAATTCACCACAACAAGTAGTCCAAACACAATTGACACTGTTGGAATTAGCCCAAGCGTTAAAGGTGTTACAACTACAACTGGAACACTTTTATTGTTATCTTCGTTGGTAATTACATCTAGTGGCGGAATTGTAACGGCATAATATGGCATACACCTCGTTCCGTGTTCGTAGGCAAGACACCGTTGGTGCGCCTGACTCTAACCCATTTGGTTCGTACCTTCGTGGTACGGATACAACAGCACCAACTGGACTAACTAGAGATACATCAGACAACGCACTACGTGCTGATGGGTTCATTGCAGCAACTGGAGAACTAGTTGTCAACGCAACTTTTACTGCTACTGCGGTTGACTACGCAACAATTAATTTGGAATGGTCACAATTTGGAATGAACAACCCTTCTGAAAATGGATCTGGTGAGTCTGGAATATATGAAATTGTAGTTGTCTACGGAAAAAATGGTGCTCCAGAAACTGTCGCTGATGGTATCGTAATTAAAGCACAACAGTATGACGACATTGTTTGGGCTGTGGAACACCATGATCTTCCTCAAGGCAGATGGGCTTACTATTCATTGTTCTTGCATTGGAACCAAAATGGAACTGGACCTACTGGTGTTAGTTGGTACGAACGTGTAGCGACATTACAAGAATTAGTTCCTTATAACCACGGATCAACTGACAAGTTATGGAAAAGAATTCCTGAGTATCTTCGTTCTTCGGATACATCTGGGGCAGATATTGACCCGTACAACCAAGGTCAAGGACAATTCCGTAGGTTCATTTCAATTTTTGGTTTTGAAATGGATAGAACACAAACCCTTATTGATGCAGTTATGACTGGGTATGACCCTTCGTTAAATGAATCAACATCAATTTCACATCTAACAAACATGCTTGGTTTGGAAATAACACCAGAAGAAATCGGTACTTCACGTATCCGCCAGATCATCCAAGACATTGGTTACTACCGTTTACGTAAAGGAACTATTGAAGCAGCAGCACAATACATTACGGCGCTAAGTGGTTGCCAAGTTGATGTAATTGAAAACACTACAGACCCCCGATACACCTTCCGTGTGTACTCCGAAAAGGTAAACCTTGTTGCTGACTCATTGTTTGTAATTGAAACAGGGGTTAAAAAATGGGAATTTAGTTCTTCTACTGCATCATGCTCGTACACCAAATCAAATGAAGTTCTCACAGTTACAAACACAAGCGGTGCTTCAGCACAATTTGCCCTTACCTCAATGGTAGCCGTACCTGTAGATGCAGAAACAGATTACTGGTCTTCTATGAAAGTATCTGGTAATGGATCTGTGTACGGTTCATACTGGTCAGCATCTGCTGGGTGGGCAACATGGAACACAGCCGAACAAACTGATTCTTTAATCCCAGTGAACCTTTCACCCACAGGCCGCCGTGTAACTCTTATGCCAGATAGCGCTAGTGCTATGGCATATCCAGTAATGCTGTTTAAGTTAAACGCTGGGCAAACCATGACAGTTTCAGAGTGGATGGTTGAACCAAAAACTTATGGAACATTCTTCAACGGTGACTCAGACTTTGGTGGGTTTATTTATCAAAACAACTTTGCTGACTACGCTTGGAGTGGTAGTCAATACGCTTCTTATTCTTTGTACACTACAAACAAACAGAAAACAAAAAACGCAATTAACAAGTTGTTGCCGACCCTCATTCCAGTTACAGTATTGATTAAAGGTCTTACAGGATACGAAGTTGTATACGATTGGATTCCAGGAAAAGAATGAACTACATAATCTGTGCATTAGCCGTTTACAAAGCAGTTCAAATACTTGAAGCAATTTCTCCACGGGAAGCAATGCCGTGGGTCAAGGTGTTGGTAGGAACAGTTTTGTCTTACGCTTCAATCTTTATCGTTCCTTTTGATGACCGATGGTTAGCAGGTTTAGCAGTAGCGACACTTGCAGGAACGGTACACACCCTGCTACGCTTGCTGACTCTAATAGGGGACATGTCGTTTAAACGCTCAATCAAATAAGGAAAGAACATGGATTACTTAATCGGTGGTACTGGTAACGCATCAGCAAACGTAATTGAATCTAGTCTTAGTGACCTTAAAGGAAGTTGGTTTCACATCTTGTGGACAGGTAAACCAACCGCAGGTCAGGCACGAGTCCTTGACTGGATGATTGACCACAGTGCAAAGTTCACGGTCTATACAGAATCTGGAAAAGTTCCCCCAGCAGTTGGTCAGGCTTCCGATTCAATTGTCAAGGTAGACAGCCTTGTAGAAGACGCTTTTTTTCAAGCCCAAACTCGTTCAGAGAATTCACTAGCAGTCCTTGTCCTGTATGACGAAGACGAGACTAAGGAAGCAACAGACCTTACTCAGAGTTTAGTTTTTGGAGCGCATGACCGCAACCTGAGTTGCTTGGAGTTGACAAATGGTCTTGCCCCACTGACCGTAGATAGCACCCCAGAGGCCCCTAGGAAGCCCCAGGATGCACCAAAACTAGAGGTGGTGTCTACCCCACGCATTGTGGATTCCCCAACCGTCAGAAAGCCTGTAATGCACATTACGGTTTACTCTGACGGTTCTATAAAGACTGAGCAGTTATAGGAGAGAGCGGTGGGCAAAGAAGAGAAAAACCCACCGCCCTCAATCCCATAAAGCCAATTCCGCCAGAAAGGGGAGCGGAGTGGCAGGAAGGATGAAGGTTTCCTTCCGTAAACAAAGCGTAACACAACAAACAAGAGGAGACAAGTATGGCAAAGTTTAGTGGAACATTTATCCCGATCCCAAGTTGGGTCATGGAATACATTGGAAATGATCCAATCGCTTTATGCGTATTGATAAATGCAATGAAGTACATGGACAATGAGACTCAGCAGTTCACAACGTCTTACGACCATCTGGCTGAAAAGACTGGATTAAACAGGAGAACAATACTCCGTGCCATGAAGCGCATTGAGTCTTCGGGGGTACTACGAAAGACCATTCGCAGGGCTAAAGGTGGCAACAATAAAACCAACTTGTACACCGTGGATTTTAACAACCCTAAATCAAGGGAGGGTGTCTCCAGGGACACCCCCCATAGTGTCTCCAGTGTCACCCCCCTAGTGACTCCAGAGACACCCTCGGAGGGTGACTCCCGTGACACCCAATCTATAGAGACTAATCATTCTCTAGAGGGGGCCAGAAAAAAGGATGGAAAAATTCCTACGTTTATGCTTCAAGACCCTAGGTGGATGCGCCAGATAAAAAACTTGGAGTCGGAATGAAAAAGAAACACGATGACTGGGATGTTAAGGTAATCGGCGCTGACGAAGACAAGCCGAAGGTTGAACCACAAAAAGGTCCAAGCCTCAAAAAGTTAGTTATGTACCTTCAAGACCGCACGACTGGTATGTCCATGTCATTAAACGCTCCAGTTAACGGGCCAGCCATGATGAAAATCTTTAGCACCATGATTGCAGACTCAGTTACACATGATCAGATATATCAGATGATTGATTTGTTTGCTGATGACATTAAGCGCACACCGTTAAAAGAACAAGAGACACCTTGGAGAGCGTTTGCTGCCAGACGAGGTGAGTTGTTTAAGCGTGTTCAAGGTAGTACAGTGCAGTCCACTTCTGAAGAGATGAAGTTTGATCCACGATTGGAGAAGTACCTTGAGGGGTGAAAAGAAAGCAATCAACATCATGGTTGATTATCTTGAATCACGACATGAGTACGACATCGCTCTTCAGTGGCGTGATTGGGAATCAGCAGAAACTTGGCTTGTTCAAACACAAGTTGATTTGCAAGCAATGAAAGACTACGTAAAAAAGTATTACAAAGAAAATAAGAAGAGCGTTGAAAGGACTTTGATTGATGACGATGAATACTGAGTGGCACGGTTCTCGGTACTGGCGCAACCGACAACCAAAAGAACGTGTGGATAACGCACACATACCACGCCGATACATTGAAAAAACTTTAGACAACTACGATGAAGAAGTAGGTAGTTGGGGAGTTGTTAAAGCCATTCGTGGATGGATGGGAAACTTTGAAGAGAACCGTTTGAATGGTGAAGGTTTGTATCTGTGCGGTTCCACTGGTACTGGTAAGACTCATCTTGCCGCAGGTTTGCTATCTGAGTTATTGGAGAAGCACAAACTTGGTGGTTTCTTTATTACTGCTGAGAAGTTTGTTGAGGCATCTTACGATGAGATTCGCAATGATGGTGAACTCCCGATGGAATACGGTGATGAGTACTTGCTAAAGTATTTAAACGCTGTCTATGACGTTGTAGTTATTGACGGGCTTGGTAGCGAAAAGAAGACTGAATTTACAAAGGGTGCTCTTGTATCATTGTTTAACAGTAGGTACGAGCAGAAACTGATCACAATCGTTACATCGGAGTACAGCATTGCTTCGTTGTCTAAAATTTACGGTCCACGGCTATCTTCAATACTCCAGGACTCAACCTTGCAGATTCCATTTGAAGGAAAGGATTACCGAATTACTCAGTATGGAACGAAATGACCTGTCATCGTTTTCACAAAAGTCGCAAGCAACAATGTTTGAAGGTGTGCTTGCTTCAGAGCCTGAAGGTATCGCAAAGATAAAAGCCGCATACTTTTTGAGAAATGAAAAATGGGATCAGTACCTAAGAATGTGGGAACCAAATACTCTCCCAATCAAATCTCTTAGTGATTCAATAAACAGGTTGGGTATCGGTACAGAGGTTTATACACTGCTTCCTCCGCCAGTCGCTGATGCGATTGACAGGTGGTTAATTAAGAAGGGGATTTCAACTAACGTGGTTTCATTTCAAGACATCAAAGAACTTGCTTATGACCTCAGCATCAATCGTGGTATCACGCAGATATATGTTGCAGATCAGGAGCACTACAAACTTATTGGGCTTAGGGCAACCGTAGTCTCACCAAAGACTGCGTGGTCTTCCTAATGGCTAGTGCAGAACAATTGCTAATCAGTAAGGTCATTCAAGACCAAGACATTTCCTTTCCGTTAAAGCATGGCGTAAAGACTGAACACTTCACTAAAGAGTGGGGGAATGTCTGGACATGGATTACTTCATACTGGCGTAATCATGGGTCAGTTCCAACTGAACGTGCGCTTGGTATGGAGTTTGGAGACATCAAAGTAATTGATGCTAAACCAGAACCGTTTACCGCATTGGTAGATGAACTCTATGCAAGTTACCGCCAGCGCAATCTTGTTGAGGCCATGTCAGCAGCGATGCCTGCACTCAATGCTGGGGACACAAGTGAAGCGTTTAAGTTGCTTGCCGCAGGTGTACAGAAGGCTGGAGCAGATGTTGCTCGCCTACGAGATGTAAACCTTATTGAGCAGTGGGAAGAACGTGTTTCAAAATATGACGAACTACGTAAGATGCCTAATGCTATTCGTGGTATTCCTACAGGTATTCAAGGTCTTGACAGAATCACTTCGGGTCTTCGCCCACAACAGTTGATTACATTTGTTGGTGAAGCAAAGAAAGGTAAGTCGTTGATGACGTTGATGATGGCTAACGCAGCCCACATCCACGGTAAACGCCCACTTTTTGTTTCGTTTGAAATGTCAGCAGAAGAACAAGCGGCACGTTACGATGCGATTGTTGCCAAAGTTCCATACAGCAACATCTTGCGAGCAAGTCTTTCTGACGAAGAGTTTGAGCGTGTTCGTAATACTTTGCGTATGCGTAAGAACATGCATCCGTTTGTTATCACTGAGGACACATCATCACTCACCACCGTTAGTTCACTTGCGGCAAAGGTGCAAGAGTACAAGCCAGACATTCTTTTTGTTGACGGTGTGTACCTAATGGATGACGAGCAAGGAGAACCAAAGGGTTCGCCACAGGCGCTCACAAACATCACTCGGTCTTTAAAGCGTCTTGCACAGACTGCTGACATTCCAATTGTTGGGACTACCCAGGTTCTTTCATGGAAGTTGGGTAACAAGAAGTCACGCAAGGTAACGGTTGACTCAATTGGTTACACCTCGTCATTTGCTCAAGACTCAGACCTTGTTATTGCAGTTGAGTCTGATCCAGATATTGAGAACCAAGGAATCATTCGTGTAGTCATTGCACGTTCAGCCCCACAAGGAGAGATCAGAATTAACTGGGACTGGAACAACATGGACTTTACAGAGGTAGGAGAAGATGGGGATGATAATGACTCGGACAATGACAACTGGTACTACTGATATTGCTGGTGTCCTAACTCAGTTAGGAGTAACCATAAAGCGTGTAGGTGAGAAGGAAATATCTGGGTGTTGTCCTGTACACGCTGCACGAACTGGTAAAGAAGATAGGTCACCATCGTGGTCAATGAATGCAAACACTGGTTTGTGGATTTGTTATTCCTGTGGTGCTAAAGGAACATTGTCAACCCTTGTTTCAGAACTTACTGGTGAGCCAGACAGCATTATTGCTGTACATACTTTCTTGATTAACTCTGGTCTTGAAAGATTGACAACAGAACCTGTTGCTGAGTTAAAGCCAGAAGTAGATTGGAAAGTGTTTAGTTCTTTTCCAGCGCCCTCTGACAACTGGTTGTGGACTCGTGGTCTTGATAGAGCGTCTGCAAGGAAGTATGGGGTTAGGTTTGATGAGAAGAAACAAGCATGGATTCTTCCCATAGTTTCTTCGTTTGGTGAATTGCTTGGGTGGCAAGAGAAAGAACCATCACAGGTTCGCAACTACCCAATCGGGATTAAGAAGTCAGATACGCTATTTGGCCTAGACAAAGTTTCTCAAAAGATTGTAATGGTTGTTGAGTCCCCGTTAGATGTAGTCAGGGTTGACACTGTTATGGATGGGGTAAGTGCCGTGGCAACTTTTGGAGCACACGTAAGTAAGGCCCAGATACGTCTTCTATCCGAACATGCTGACGGGTTAATTATTGCTATGGATAATGATGAGGCAGGGATTGAGTCTGCAAAACGTATTACAAAGCAGTTACCAGCGTTTAGGTATGGTGTAAAATATATACACTACGCACACACGAACGCAAAAGACATCGGTGAAATGACTCAAGACGAAACGCTAACGGCAATAAAGCAAGCATCAGTAATACCTTGGTGGATAAATGTTTAAAGGGAAACTTTATCCGTTTCAAGAAGAGGCAACCGAACTCATGGTTGACCGTGGTCAAATGTTGTTAGCCCTAGTGATGGGTGCTGGTAAAACTGTTACTACTATTGCTGCACTAGAAAAGTTGTTTGAGTCTGGTGAGATAAAGAAAGTAATTGTGGTAGTCCCATCTGCATTGAAGTATCAATGGGCTAGAGAAATTAAAAAGTTTACTGATTCTGATGTCGTTGTTATTGATGGTTCTGCTGCCGCTAGAAAGAAAGAATGGCGTAACGCACTCAGCGCAAAGTACGTTGTTGTTAACCCTGAATCATTAGTTAACGACTTGGCTCATTTTGAAAAACATAAGTTTGATGCAATTGTGGTTGACGAAGCAACCATGATTAAGACCCCAAGAGCCAAGCGTTCTAGGCTCATTAAGCGCATAGGTAAGAAATACCATTACAGGTTTGCGCTCACTGGTCAGCCTATTGAGAATCGCCCAGAAGAATTGTTTTCTATTATGGAGTTTGTTGACCCAGCAGTACTTGGGAAGTTTGAAGTGTTTGACCGCACCTTTATTGTGCGTGATCATTTTGGTAAGCCAAGCAGATATCGAAATCTTAAGGCTCTAAATGAAAGTATGCAAGACGTAATGGTCCGCAAAACTCGTGAAGATATTCAAGACCAGTTGCCCCAAGTAATCAACCACTTCATTCCAGTACCATTTGATTCCGCAGGTGCTGCTGTGTATAGGAAGTTGTCTAATGACTTGCTTGATTCTATTCAAAAAGCAATAACCCAACATGGCAGAGGGTTTGATTTGTGGGCGCACTATTACGGAAACAATAAGAACATGGAAGCACAGGGGGATGTCATGTCCAGATTGACTACCCTACGTATGTTCTGTGATAACCCAGAACTGGTAAAGATATCCGCAGAGCAATATCTAGACGACAATAACGATCAAGGTAGTAAGCATGCTTCTCAAGTTGTAGCACAGGGTCTTATTCCAGAGAGGTTTAACACCCCTAAGTTAGATGCAGTGCTTCAGTACATTGAAGATGTTTTAAATGAAGATCCAAAGAATAAAGTTGTATTGTTTTCGTTCTTTAAAAACAATTTACGACTAATTCAAAACGCTACAAAAGGACTAACCAACAGCGTTTTGTTTATGGGTGGTATGGATATGATGTCTAGAGACAGAGCAAAACAACAGTTTGCTAACGATCCAAACACCCGTTTGTTCTTATCATCGGATGCTGGTGGCTACGGGGTGGACTTACCTGTGGCTAACTATTTGATTTCCTATGACCTTCCTTGGAGCGCTGGAAAACTAGACCAACGAGAGGCCAGAATTATCAGGTTGTCATCTGAGTTTCCGCACGTTAACATAGTCTCATTCGTAATGAAGGGGAGTATTGAAGAGAGGCAATACGAAATGTTGCAAGAGAAAAGAAACATCAACAAAGCATTCGTTGATGGTGGTCATGACCACAAGGGAAACTTTCAACTGAACTTAGGCGCACTGTCTTCGTTCTTAACAAACAGCGAGGTATAACATGGCAAAGATTGTAAGAGAGACACCAGCATCAGAATTTAATGAAGCGCATGCACGGCGAGTGGTTGAGGATTACAAGAACCACAAGTCAATGCTTGATCAAGTTCAGAAAAGAGCAGACGCTCTTAAAGCAGAACTAACTGAGATGCTTGTTGCTCACGGTAACCCAGATGAAAAAGGAAACATCTGGATTGACTTGGGAGATGTAGAACTTAAGCGTGAGCGCCGTGTATCCAAATCGTTTAACACCAGTGCTGCTGAAGCATGGGCTAAGGAGAACGGTCATTGGGACACTGTAAAAGAAGTTATTGAAGTTCTTAGTGAGGACAAGTTGCTTGGTCTTGCTTGGAATGACGAAAACATTCAAGAGAAAGTTAAGACGTTTTATGTTGAGAAAGAAACATGGGCGCTCAAGGCTTAGATAGTTTTCTTGAGGATCTTCCTAACTACCCTGGAAAGAAGCCGCCTAAAAACAGGGCGGAAACTAAAAAGAGTAAGGAAGAAGATCCTTTTGAATTTCTTCACGCAACGTACTACCAGGTGCGTGGAGAAAAGGTGGCCTTCTACACAATCGGGGAGGTTGCCAAAGCACTTGGAAGAAAACCAGATACGTTACGACACTGGGAACATGATGGGATTATTCCTGTTCCAAAGTTTCGGACTTCTCCTCCAGAGGGGAATCAAATTCCTGGAAAAAGTTCCAAGGGGCGTAGGCTTTACAGCCGAAGTCAGGTAGAGTTACTGCTATACGCAGTTGATCATTTTGGACTCAATAAAGCACGAGGACAGAATGTAGATTGGGTAGCATTCAAAAAACACATACATACACACTGGTCAAATTAAACACACGAAAGCAAGGTACATCATGTCAAACCGTTATGACGAATATGAAGATGACGAGCAAGAAATTGCATCGCCAGTAAAAGCAAAGCAAACAGACGCAACTGAAGCACCAGCAGCACGATCAATCAAGCGTGGTTGGGGTGCAGCAGACCGTGTTCAGGAAGCATCCTCACCGTACGCACAGCGCTTCAAGGTAACTGAAGACACACAAGTCATCAAGTTCTTGGAAGACGAACCATACGCATCGTTCCGCACACACTGGATTGATGGTCGTCAAGGCCAGAAGTCTTTTGTCTGCTTGCATGACGATCCAAATGGTTGCCCACTTTGTGATGCAGGCAATCGCCCAAGCACGAAGTTTGCATTCAACATTGCAGTCCTTAGCAATGAAGAAGAAGCAATTGTTAAGTCGTTTGAAGTTGGCGTTCGTCTGATTGACCAACTAAAGAACTTCCACCTTGACCCACGTCAAGGACCTTTGTCCAAGAACTATTGGGCAGTATCCAAGACTGGCAAGGGAGCACAGACACAGACCATCTTGCAGATGGTACGTGAGCGTGACCTTGAGGAATGGAATCTCAAAGCATTTGATGAAGACACCATGAAGGTGTTGAACAACAATGCTTACGATCCAAGCATCATCAAGATCCCTACTCGCACAGAACTGTTGGAAGTAGCAACAGACATTCTTGACGCTCAATAATCTTTATGCAACAGACGGTTCACACCGTTGAAGAGTTGCACAAACTTGTTGAGATAGTTACAAAGGCAGGGGAATTTGCCTTTGACATTGAGTCCCGTGGGGTTATTGAGCGCCATGATGATATCAATACACTTTTCTTGAAAGAGTGTAAAGATCACATTGCAACGCTCAAGAACCCTACGGATTCAATTGTTGCCTCATCAACGGAAGCAATTCGCCAACGATACTTAAAAGATTTAGCACTAGACCCTCTACGTAACGAGGTGTTGTGGATTGGCATTGCTACCTACGGTCACTCATGGGCTATACCTATGGGTCATTTGCTTGGTGAGATAGTTATTCCAGAAGAACGTGGTGACGGTACAACCATCCCACCATCTGGATATCGCAAGGTAACAGCAAGCGGTAAGGAGTCAATGGCTAAAGCCAAATATGTGATTCCAGGTGTCTATTCAGACCCACCAGCGCAGTTATCTCGCTATGAAGTTTTTGAAGCGTTGCGCCCAATATTTTTTAGCGACCTTGTAAAGGTTGGTCACAACGTAAAGTTTGACGCTCGCTCTATTAAGAAGTACTACGGAGAGTTACCACCAGGTCCATACATGGACACGATGATTCTTCAACATCTAGAGAATGAGAACTCACAATCGTTTTCGTTGACTAACTTAATTGCCCAGAACTTTGGTGGGCATGATGCTTACGCCAAGGAAGGAAAACTTGGTGCTGTTATTAACACTGTTCCCTTTAGTTCTGCGGCTAAGTACGTTCACTTAGATGCTCGTTGGACATGGTTGCTTTACTCTAAGTTGCGTTCTAAGTTAAACCTTATTGAAGATTTACAGCCAGCCATTCAGCAAGAGTCTGAAGTTCTTCGGGTGCTCATGTGTATGGAAGAAGAAGGGATTACAGTTAACTCAGCCTCACTTAAGTTATTGAGGAAAGAACTGGATGCCAAGATGCGTGAGTGCCTACTGGACATTGTAGACAACTCCTACGCAGGGTTTAACCCAGACTCTAATAAGGACAAACAAACGTACTTGTTTACAGGTAAGCGAGCAGGTGGCCTAGGTCTTAAGCCAACTAAGAAGACCGCTAAGGGAGTTCCATCAGTTGATGCGGATGCTCTTGAGAAACTTAAAGGCAAGCATCCCTTGATCCCACTTTTATTGCAATGGTCAGAACTTGGGAAGATGAAATCAACATATGTTGATGGTCTTATACCTAAGTTAAACAACGGCAAGTTGCACCCATCGTTTAACATGCACCGAGCCGCCACTGGTCGGTTGTCTTCATCTAATCCAAACTTGCAGAACATCCCACGAGACTCCACCATCCGTAGTTTGTTTGTACCACCAGATAAGTACACCATGTTGGTGGCTGACTACGACCAGATTGAACTCCGAGTCATGGCAATGTTTAGTCAAGATGAACGGTTGCTTCATATTTTTAAACACAACGAAGACATTCACGCCGCTACTGCGGCTGCCGTGTTTAAGAAGCCTTTAGAAGAGGTAACGTCTGAAGAACGACAGATTGGTAAAGGTGTTAACTTCCTCACCGCATACGGTGGTGGTCATAAGAAACTTGCCCTACAAACAGGTATTGAAGAAGAACACGCTATGTCGATACTTGATAACTACTACAAGAGTTTTGCTGGGTTGACTAGGTGGAAGCAGATTGCTATTACCAAGGCTGTTCGTTCTGGTTATGTGTCCACGATTAGTGGTCGCAGGCGTAGGCTTCCAGAGTTGTTATCAAAAGATTCGTTTACACAGTCACGAGCACAACGCCAAGCCATTAACGCCATTATTCAGGGAAGCGCCGCAGATATCTGTAAGCAAGCCATGATTGATGTGGACAAGGCTTTTACAGGGACACAGGCAAGGATGCTTGTACAAGTGCATGACGAACTTGTAGCAATTGCCCCAGAAGAAGACGAAATCTCTGCAATGTCCACCCTAGTTACTGCGATGGGTCACGATAGGAGTATTATGGGGGTCACACTTAAAGTGTCGTGTCATGCAGCAACTAATTGGTCGGAGGCAAAAGGAAAATGAATCTTATTACTGAGAAGAGAAACTTCTGTCTTATGCTTTCCATTCCATCAGGACAAGACGTTGCTGTAAAGTTAGGCTTTACCCCATCTTCTGAAGATGTTCAGGAATTAGAGCAACAACAGATTGATGAGCAGTGGGAACTCCTACATGATTTTGGAATCTTTGATGAGATTGCTGAGTCAGTTGATTGGTTTACAGAGGTTCTAACCACTAGCCTAGATGACGAGGAATTACCACCTTTGGCTGCGGTTGAAAGTTCAAAGAATGTGTTAATTTCTTATGGAATGGCACTTGTTCAAAAACTATTAGAAAATCAAATGATTGCGATAATCTCTCCGTTAGAATAAGGAAACAATAATGAGCAGTTGGTGGGATAGGAAGTTAAACAACGCACCCCAAGAAGAACGTAGGGCGTTACCGTCTGAGCGAGTAGTTTTGCCTGCACTACAACAGCAAGCGCAACAACGTGTAATGCAGTCGCCGTTACAGCATCAAACACAGGTTGCTCAACAGGCTGATCCTAACGGTCAAACTGACATGGGTACTGCCATTCGTTCTTGGAAAGGTGGAGAAGCACATCGTGTTGATGGTAATCAAACTTGTCCACGATGCGGAAGTAGTAACGTATTTAGTAGATCAAATGCATCAGCAGGTGGAAAAGTTCCTGCTCCAAGATGCTTTCAATGTGGGTGGAACTCCCTGTATGATCAAGGTGAACAATCAAACTGGGTATAGGAGTATACGTGGAAAACAATTGGGACAGTCTGTCTTCAATCATTAATTCGGTTAACAAACAATATGGTGCAGGAACAATTGTTAAGGGTAGTGAAACCCGTGGCAAGTTAGAGCGTATCTCTACAGGTATCTTGTCCTACGACCTCATGCTTGGTGGTGGTTGGCCCGTAAACCAATGGAGCGAAATCATTGGTGAAGAGTCATCTGGTAAAACCGCTCTTGCGTTTAAAACTATTGCAACTAACCAAGCACTCAACCCAGACTTTATTGCTTTGTGGATTGCTGCCGAAGAGTTTGTTCCTGATTATGCAGAGTCTATAGGTGTTGACCTAGAACGTCTGTGGATTGTTGAAACCAACATCATGGAGCAGGCGTACAACTTGGTTATCAATGTCATGGCTAATCGTGCTGTTGACATGATTGTTATTGACTCACTACCTGCACTTGTTCCAGACGATGAATCTGAAAAGATGATGGAAGAGTTCACTGTAGGTCTTGGTGCTCGTCTTACATCTAAGTTCTTCCGCAAGTCATCAGAGGCACAGAAGCGTTCACTTATTACCGATGAGCGCAACTGCACTGGATTGATGATCAACCAATGGAGACAAAAGATTGGTGTTATGTGGGGTGACCCACGCACAACACCAGGTGGGTTGGCAAAGAACTTTGCTTACTTCTGCCGTGTTGAAGTAAAGCGTGACGAATGGCTGAAAGACAAAGATGAAGTTGTTGGTCAAACCATCAAGGCTCGTACACTCAAGAACAAGACTTATCGCCCTAACCAAAGTGCGATCATTGACTTCTATTTTGCAGACACACAAGGATTTGAGAAAGGTGACTACGACACTCTCAAAGACATGTTGAATATTGGTATTGCTATTGACATCATTACTCGTGCTGGTGCGTACTACTCATTTGGTGAGGGTCGCTGGCAAGGTAAAGACAAGATGCTTGATGCATTCCGTGAAGACCTTGACATGCAGAAAGATTTGATTGCCAAGGTTGAAGCCCACTACGGTGTTGCACGGTGAGGATTATAGGAAAGGACCCAGCAGATGACCGAAGAAACATTAATAAAGCGTCTGTTAAACAAGAGAAGCGAACCGCTACTGCGTATAAGGGATCTCGTAATGCTCGCTCTGGTGCTGGTTGGCTTCGCAAGAATGATGTTCGTTCGGAAAACTTCCTCATTGAAAACAAACTCACGACAGGATTAACTCAAATAACTATTAAGGCTCTTGACCTTGTTGAGTTACGTGAGCGAGCGATCATTGAGGAAAGAGTTCCTGTGTTGCAGTTTGATATTGGCGGCAGACGCTACGTAGTTATACCCGAAGACGATTTCTTGGAGATGATTGATGAGTGAGATGCATGACTACAAGAAGTTGCTGACCATGAATGGTCGTGTGCTTCCTACTGTGGCTATGCAGATCCTAAAAGATCGTAATGTCAAGGAGTCCACACGGGATACAGATCACATTCACCCAAGCGATTTAGCAAAGCGTGATTGGTGTCCACGTTCTAATTGGTACACCATTAAGAAGCACCCTAAAGACCCAGACAACTTTTCGTTTCAGCGCTTGAATGTGTTTGCTGAGGGTCACTATATTCACGCTAAATGGCAGGACTGGTTGAACAACGCTGGTGTTCTTGAAGGTTTGTGGCAATGTAAGAACGATATTTGTAACCACAAATGGGAAGCGGTGAGTCCAGAGAAGTGTCCGTCATGCGGAACTCCAAAACCTATTTACCGTGAAGTTCCAATTAGTAACGAAGAACACCACATTCTTGGTCATGCTGACGGTATTGTTAACGATAAGCAAGGCCGTACTTTGATTGAGATTAAATCAGTTGGCCTTGGTTCAGTTCGTTTTGAAGCCCCCGATTTGTATTACGCATATCAAAAGAGTGAAATAACACTTGATGGTTTGTGGAAAAAGATTCGTCAACCTTTTGCAAGCCATATACGTCAAGGTTTGTTGTATATGTATTGCACTGGTATCCACCAAATGACATTTCTATACGAATGGAAACCAACACAAGAAGTCAAAGAGTTTGTAGTTGGGTTTACTCCAGAATTAGTGCAACCAATGCTTGACAACTGCAAGCGACTTATGTCAGCATTAAACGGAGATATTCCACCAATGCGACCAATGTGGGCAGAAGAACCTACATGCAATGGTTGTAAATACTGTCCTTATAAAAACACATGTTGGAGACTAGACGATGAATCCAGAGATGGAACTGTTCAAACAAAACTTCCCGTTACCAGAAAAGCCAAAGGGACTACTTCCCGAACTTCCTCGTAACATCGGAGACATCGGAGACTCCGATCTTATGGAGTTGTACACCGACTTTATGGCATGGTTGGTCTATGCCAAGGCTCAACTAGTTCAGGCTGAGATTTCAGAAGAACGTGAGCGCAACATCCTTGAGTACCTACAGTCATCTGTATTGATTGAGCAGTGGGGTGACAAGGCTAAGGGTGATTTGGTTACCGTGGCTAAAGCCAAGCGAGATGTTGACCCAAAGATCCAAGATCAGATTGAAGTACACACACAGAAACGTGCGTACCGTAAGTTGGTAGACACTGTGTTTGATCGCTGCGAACGTGGTGCTCAAGTAGTTTCCCGTGAACTGTCACGCCGCATTGGTATGTCAGGCAAGGAACTTCGCCAACACAGATTTACGCCATAAAAAGTTTGTACCCACACACCAAAATTCGGAGATAGACCCAGATGGGAAATAAACACAAAGCAAAAGGGACATCGTTTGAAACCCTTATTGTTAACTACCTCAAAGAGCAAGATTTCTGTAATGCTCGCCGCACAGCCCTTGCTGGGGAGAATGATGCTGGTGACATCCACGGTGTGGTTCAGGCTCGTGAGATACCTGCCAAAGAACTTGCCATTCAGTGCAAGAATCAGAAGTCATTCAAACTAAGTGAATGGCTCAATGCCACTGTGGAGCAGGCATCTAGATTGACTTGTGGAGTACCTTTATTGGTGGTTAAACGACCAGGAAAAGGTGCTGCTGCTGTTGGTGAATCCTATGCAATTATGCCGTTAGAAGACATGCTTAAATTGCTCAAGGATGCTGGTTACGCATAAATGATATTATTGGGACAACTGTTTACCTAACTAGGAGTCAATATGTCCCAAGAATTGAATACAAAAGTTGAAGATGTCCTGAAAGTATCAGGATCAAGTAACCCCCAGAGTGTGGGTTCTATCCTTGCCCGTTCTATTGTGGCTGGTCATTTGCCCAAGATTCGGGCTATTGGCGCAAGCGCTGTAAACCAAGCCGCTAAAGCCTGTGCTATCGCACGAGGCTTTGTTGCCCCACGTGGTATTGACCTATCTTTTGTTGTTGGCTTTGATGATATTATTGGAGAGAATGGAGAGAATATCTCCGCTATATCCTTCAAACCCGTAGTGAGGTAGAACATGGGCTGGTTTAATCGTGACAAGGTAAACGGGATCACCCCGTACGCAAACAGTGGCGCACACCGCCCACGAGTGGGTGCAAAGCCAGATACTCACACGGTGCGTGACGATAGTCAGAATACCACTGGGGCAATGACTCAGCGCCGAGCAGACCGTGATGCTGCTTCTACAGGTAATGGTGGCCCAAGTATTCTTCAATCTGATGCAGATCGCAAGCGTGTAAAGATTGGTGCTGAATACACCACGTACCATGAGCCTTCATCCCCAGAAGGTAAGGCAATTCTTAAGGACAAGAAAAAGTCTGCAAAGGCTTTGAAGAATGTAAACAGTCCTAAAGTAATGGCTGAGTCAAAAGCCGCAGGACAATCTTTTGAAGTTGCTAAAGCAGCAGAAACAAAGCGCATGGGAAATAACAAAATGCTTGGTCTTAAAGACGGTGATTCCTTTGCGGAAAACCCATCTGGTAGCGAATCTGCATACCTTGCAGGTGGCGCTAAAGGTGAGCAGGCATATCGCCAAGGTCAAAACCGCAAGCGAATGGGTAAGTAATGCGTAATCGCCCAAGAACTGCTGAAACACTTAAGTACGGTGGTCGTAAGGCTCGCCGCCAAGTTGACCAAGCGCATAATACATCTGCTCCAATAAACATGACTGATACGGCAAGGGATGCACG